TGTTCGTCACTCGGCCACCGCGACCCTGCGATCCATCAACACGTCGAGCGCCGTCAACCTCGGGCTCACCTCATCCACCGCGAATTCGTACGCGACCGTCCTACGTCGCACGCTGACGTTCGCCACTGCCGCCACGAGCCCGTGGGCGTTCGTCAACGGTGACCGGGTGGCGAACATCGCCCCGCCGTCAGTCCGGTTCCGAGCAGCATGACCGCTGCCGAGGACTACAACTTCCAAGAGCTGATGGAGGAGCGCGAGTTCCGCAAGTGTGCCCCCGACACCAAGGACCCCGAGAAGCTGCTCAAGGCGTTCATCTACTTCTGCGAGAACTTCTGGTCGATCCGCCACCCCGAGCGTGGCCGCATCCAGTTCGAGATGTTCGAGGCGCAGATCGAGACGGTCGAGTCCTGGCTGAGCACCCGCTACAGCCTGATCCTCAAGGCTCGCCAGATCGGGTTCTCCACGCTCGTCGCCACCTACTGCTTCTGGAACGCCGCCTTCTACCCCGATCGCCCGATCCTGATGCTGTCACGCACCGAGCGCGAGGCGATCAAGCTGCTCCAGAAGTCCAAGTACGGACGCCAGTTCCTGCCCGAGTGGATGCAGTTCCGCATGGGTCCGTACAACGCCACTCAGACCAAGATGGAGTTCGCCAATGGGTCGTACATCGAGAGCCTGCCTTCTGCTTCTGATCCTGCTCGTGGGGAATCGGCTTACCTCGTGGTGGTGGACGAACTCGCCTTCCTCCAGAACTCAGAGGAAGCATGGGGAGCCATCGAACCCGTGGCTGACGTCGGCGGGCGGGTCATCATGCTCTCCACCGCCAATGGTGAGGGCAACCTCTTTCACCGCCTATGGGTGGGCGCGACGACTGGAGCCAATCGGTTCACGCCGCTCTTCTTCCCGTGGTCAGCAAACGGACGTCAGCCCGACTGGTACGAAGCCAAGGCCCGAGACACCCCTGACTGGTTGATGGCGCAGGAATATCCCTGCATCGCCGCTGGCGAAAGGGTTGGTACGTCGGCGGGGATCGTCCCGATCGAGTCGGTGTCAGAAGGGGTGCTGACAACGAGCGGCAAGGTGCTCACCCACATCCCGAAAGGCAAGCGTCAGATCGTGGAGGTCGTCACCTCCCACGGCACCGTGCTGCGCTGCACGCCGGATCACCTACTGGCCCAGCCTGACGGGTCGTGGGTGCCAGCGGCGGAGGCCACCGAGATCGTGTTGTCTCGCCCCACGTTCGCCGAGTCTCCGCACTTCGCTGAGCTGCGGTCGTTCCCATCCGTGGAGTCTCGGCTAGAGATCACTCCCGACATGGGCCGGTGGCTCGGGCTGTTCATGGGTGATGGGTCGTGTAGCTGCACGACCATCTCGTTCGTATCCGACGCCAAGGACGCTGACGTCATGGACGAGTGGGAGCGTCTGTGCGAGGAGCTGTGGGGTGTGACGCCAGCGCGCCGAGTCGTTGGATCGAAGGGCGGCGGAGTGGAGCAGCGCTTCACCAACAAGCAGCTCTCGTTGCTGCTCGACGACCTGGGCTGCACGAAGGTGTCCGGCAGGTCCAACCAGAGGATCAGGAAGGTATGCGTGCCGGAGGCGATCTGGCTGTCCCCGGAGCCCGTCGTGAGAGAGTTCATTCGCGGGTTGTTCGAGTCGGACGGATTCTCGGCGAAGGACCAGAACACCGTCAAGCTGTTCACGAAGTGGACCGCCTTCATGCGGGATGTGAAGGTACTACTGCTCGGTCTTGGGCTGCATGGGCGCATCAAGGCCGAGAACAAGACCAGGGACAACAGGACGTACTTCGGCCAGTCCATGACACTCGGGGGGCCGGAAGCCATCAAGTTCCACGAGGAGGTTGGCTTCATTGGCCAGCGCAGGCGGTCACGTAGGGGATCGTCGAGGGGGAGCTACGCCAGGTTCGAGCGCTTGGTCGAGCAGGTCGTCTCGGTCACTCCGGTGGGGGAGGCCGAGGTCTACGACCTGGAGATCGAGGGTGAGCATCGCTTCGACGCCAGCGGCGTGGTCGTCCACAACTGCAACCCCGAGGACGCATTCCTGCGATCGGGTCGTCCGGTGTTCAACCTGAACCGTCTACGTGAGATCGAGACTTCCAAGCCGACGAGGGGCTACCTCGATCCGTCGCTCAAGTTCATCGAAGACGGCGGGGCGCTGCGCATCTGGACTGGCCCCACCGACAACGGCAAGTACGTCATCGGTGCTGACCCCTCACAGGGGATGGAGCACGGCGACTACGCCTCGGTCCACGTCATCAACGCACGCAACTATGAAGTCGTGGCTCACTGGCACGGCCTCATCGACCCCGACCTCCTCGCCACCGAGGTGCTCGACCGGCTGGGTCGCTGGTACAACAACGCCCTCATCGGCGTCGAGTCGAACAACCACGGCCTGACCACGCTCAAGTTCCTGCACAAGAACTGTCGCTACAACCCGATCTACACCGAGCGCTCGCCGAAGTACAAGAAGTCGGTTCCGACCGACACGCTCGGCTTCCGCACCACCCAGATCACCAAGCCGCTGATGATCGACGAGCTGAACGAGGCGCTGCGTGGGGCGATGACGCTCCAGTGCGTCGAGACGCTCGCCGAGCTGCGCACCTTCACTCGCAACGAGAAGGGCAAGATGGCCGGGTCGCCACACGATGACCGTACAATCTCGCTCGCAATTGCAAATCAGATGCTGAAATACGTGTGGCTTGAGCAGTATTCGGTGAAAGACACCCCACCTCCGGGCAGTTTTGGGGCGTGGGAGAAGCAGTTGTACGGCAGTTCGATGTCAGATGTGCTTGAATCTAGGAAACAGAATGCTCCACGCAAGCCAATCGGCGCTTTCGCCGTGAGAGGGAAGTGACATGGCCACTCGAATCGAATCCAAGAGCCGCACCAACAAGCGCCCGCAGGGAACTGCGGTGTGGGACATCAGCTCCGGTGCGTACGTCTCCACCACCGGCAAGGTGCCACGCCTCGATGGTCGTGGCTTTCCCGCCACCGCTGGGCTGGACATCACCGCCGTCGAGCGCACCACCCAAGCCTGATGCCGAACGCAAAGGTCTACCGCAACACGCTGCCCGAGCCCGCAGGGGTGGAGGCCGTGGAGGAAGAGCCCGAGCCCGTGGAAGTGGAGGCGGTGGAGGAAGAAGTCGCCCCCGTCGCCCATCGCTACGAGGATCGCAGCAAGAAGGAGCTACAGGAGCGGGCGCGAGAACTTGAGATCAAGAGTAGGTCCGCCATGACCAAGGATGAGCTGATCGAAGCTCTGCGGGACGCCTGATGCTGTGCTCCCAGGATGGCTGCGTCAAGTCAGTCGATCGTGACAACCTCTGCTTCCTTCATCGCGTGAAGGGTGTCGGCTTCGGGTTCCGGGGCGGAGCCATCCCAGGCCGCAGCGGGTGGAACATGACCCGACGTGAGTTCTTGCAAGAGCACGTCGGCGGCACCGAGCGTGAGCTGGCCAAAATGCCGAACATAGAGAAGGTCGGATGACCGCCACCGAGTACCTCGCCTTCTGCCGCAACGAGCTGAAACGCTCGAAGAAGTGGCGATCCTCGAAGACCAACCAGTACGACGACGAGTGGCGTCGGATGATCGACCTGTACCAGGGCAAGGTGTATGCCGGGGACAGCGAGTCTGATCGGCTCACGGTCAACATGATCTTCGCCACCAAGAACGTGATGGCTCCGGCCGTGGCGATCAACAACCCTCGCTTCGTCGTCAACGCACGCAATCCGGCCAGCGCCCCGCAGGCCATCCTCACCGAAGAGGTGCTGAACTACCTGTGGCGGGCGCACAAGTACCAGCGTGACTTCCGCCTTGCGGTGGACGACTGGCTGCTGATCGGACACGGATGGCTCAAGGTCGGCTACAAGTCAGTGAAGCCAGCCGAGGAGAAGACGGCCCCCGACGTCATGATCGAGGGGTCCGACGACGAAGGGATGCAGGAAGGCATCGACGATCGAGACGACGTCGACGGCAACGTCGAGTCTGAGCTGATCGTCGACGACGACCGCCCCTTCATCGAGCGTCTCAGCCCGTTCGACATGTACGTTGACCCCGACGCTCGCCACCCGAAGGAGATGCGCTGGGTCGCTCAGCGAACGTGGCGTGCGGTCGCTGACGTCCACGTCGACAGCCGCTACTCCGCCACCAGTCGCAAGCGGGTCTCGGGATCGTCATGGTCACGCTGGGACGCCGACGAAAAGGACGCTCGGGGCTCGGACGAGAAGCCGGACAAGGGCGCAGTCTCCTACGTCGAGGTCATCGAGTTCTACGACATCAAGCGCAACAAGGTCTGCACCTTCGCCACTCAGGGTGACGGCACGACGGGCAAGGCGGATGGCGGGTTCCTCATCAAGCCGGAGAAGATGCCGTACGCATTCGGCCATCCGTTCGTGATGCTGCGCAACTACGAGGTGCCCGACCACTTCTACCCGCTCGGCGACGTGTGCCAGATCGAGTCGTTGCAGCTGGAGCTGAACGAGACCCGCAACCAGATGCTGAACTACCGAAAGAAGTTCCGGCGCGCGTGGGTGTACGCCGAGGACCGCTTCAACCAGAACGGCATCAAGGCGCTGGAGTCCGACACCGACAACGTGATGATCCCCGTCATGGGTGACATGGACCCGTCCAGCGCCATTGCGCCCGTTCCCGCAGCGATCACGCCGCCCGAGTTCTTCGACCAGTCGGCCATGATTACCAACGACCTCGATCGAGTGTCCGGTGTCAGCGACTACCAGCGTGGGGCGCAGACCGCCATCAAGCGCACCGCCACCGAAGCCGCCATGATCCAGGACGCAGCGAACGCTCGGGCACAGGACCGGCTTGCCAAGATCGAAGGAATCCTGGGCGAGGTCGCTGAGCGGGTCGTT